GTTGCTTGCTGTTGCGGAGCCCAGCCAACACTATTAGTACTTGAGCTACCAGTTGAGCTTGTGCTGTGTGGTGCTGCTGAGACAGTCTGATTATACATTTGCTGAGCTTGCAGCGGATACTGGTTTTGATACTGCCAATAATTATATGCATTTGTTAATGCGTTTTGATTTGTTTGCTGCTCAAGGTTTCCGTAAGTAAGTAAATTGTTTATGTTATTATTATTAGCAGTTTGGTTTGTCATACCTAGATTAGATAATGCTTGACCGCCAGCAAGCGCATTAGCGTTATTTTGCTGAGCCGCTTGGTTCTGCGCCTGAACATCAGTGCCGAGCATATTCGTAGCCTGGTTGTAGCCAGACGAAAGAAGGTTTGCGATAAGGTTATTTGTATTGAGATTGTTCTGGGCTGTAGCAACACCCTCTTGAATGCCGTGGCGCGAACCGCCAAATGCTTTAGAGGCTAACGCCTGATCAGCAGTCTGAGTTAATGCTTTATCTAAGTTTTGCTTGCTAAAATCATTTACGCTATTAACAACATTATCAATATATGGGTTCATATATTGGCTAATCCCAGATAGCCCATTTGCTAATGTCTGAGGGTTAAGCGTATTCATAGAATTATTAATCGCAGTATTAGCTGCGTTAAAATATGGCTGTGATTGCCCTATGCTGTTTTGTATTAAATTTCCTGCCGCTGTCTGACTATTAGATAAGCCAGCAGACAAAGGCCCGTTATATTGTGGCGTGCCTTGATTGATTATGTTCTGAGCGTTTTGAACGCCAAACTGCGAAGCATCCGTTAGCCATTGTGGAATATTGTTTGAGCTAGAGGTCGCACTATTACTCGCCTGGATAGTTGGCATAGGATAATAATTTGCGCCGCCGCCGCCGCCTTTACTCATTAGTCATTCCCTCTATGGGTAGTTCAAAAGTTATGCACTTTGGCTTGAAGCCATATGCTGGAAATCTTTTCAGAAACCCTTTGCGTGATACGCTTGTCAGTGCAGAGCATTGATGCTCAGCGGCAAACGCTTTCACCTTTGGTAAGTAATGCTCTAGAAGCCGGTCTAGTTCGCCAGCGGCTATGAAAAGATGTAGAGTGCGCTTCTGAGGATATTCGACTATCTCAGTGACAAGGCAGCATTTATCATCGCCCCAATATTGGAAGCGACCTGACTTGATACCTTCCGCAATATCTTCTCTTGTGTGTGTGTTGCCGCCGAGTTTTAAGGCCTTATCAAAAAGAGCGGGTAAACTAGATTGGTGGCTGGACATCGCCGCGCGTTGCTACAGTTGTGGTAATCACGCCAGAGTTATTAACCGTCACCTCATACACAGTGCCGTTTGGAGCCTGTAATAATATCTGCTGCTGAACAATGTTGGGGCCAGCCAGTAGGCTCAAACGTCTGGACAATAGCGACATAAACGCTGAGAAATAACCTGGGTCATATTGTCTAGGGACTGTTCCAAACGACGGTTGCGGTAATGGAACACTCATCTGCGTCCACCATTTTTTTGAACGTCAAAACGGATTTGCCCTAAGCTCCAGTAGGCGTCATTCGTCGCTTCTACTCTTAAGCGGATATCTCTGCCGGAAACTCTCGTATCTGTGTAACCATCAGACCTTGGAGCGTAAGGCCCGAATGATACCTCATTCTGATTAGGAGCGTATCTAGAGTAAAATCTAATCTGATAGTTAGTAACATCACTATCTGGGTCGCTTGCTACCAGAGCTTGATTTAGCTCAATGTAGTTATCGCCTTGCCCAAAATCCAAAACAGATGTTTCAGCCCAAACCTGGCCTACTCTAGATGTGCCATCATCAGTCCAGCCGTCTTCCATTTGGTAGATATTGTTATCTGTTTTAGCAGCTACTGGGTAATTAGCAGTAATAGCGCCAATAGACGCAGTTACATTTCTCTGGCCCCGTATCCAGATATTATCTGAATAGTTCCATATAACATACTGATTAGGCTCACCCGTAGTTGAATTGATGTCTGGATAGTCGAACCAAAACTCTGGGAATGCGCCATTCTCGTGCATATGTGCGCGGTAGTTTCCATATAGTGGATCGTAGTTTTGTTTAATATCGCCAAACATCGGGCAATCGAGAAGGCGAATAGCGCCGCCTGAGTAGACCCAGAAACCTTCTTCACCAAACCAAACGGTGTAAGAGCCGCCGGATGCAATAGCGCAAGGAGCAGAGAACGTCGTTGAACCTAGTTTCTCAACGCCATAGAAATATGGCGCACCGACATAGCGCACCAGAAAACATTCGTGTTGTGTGAGAACCAGAATGCCCTCTTTAACGCGCACGCCAGTAATAATTGGCGACGACGCTTCAAGGTCAATATAGCCAGCCTGACCTGTGCTTACGTTAAATGTCCAACCGTTATAGTTTTCAAAGTCTGACCAGGCTACTCGGCGAGGATTTCCACCCGCTCCCATAAGCATCACTGAACGCTCAGCTGTAACAGCCATAGCGTAGTTGCCTGTCGGGGCATTCGATGGAACATCCATCTTTGGAACAATGCCTGTGGTAGGTGTTAGATGTAATAAACGCCCATCTGATGAGCAAAGACCTAGTAAGTCTGAGCCGTAAGACGCAAATGACCAATGGTCGGGTTTACGGAAAATTGGCGGGTTGGAACTGCGTTGTCTGCCGTAGTTATCCTGACCAACAATCCAGTTAGCAGTGTGAACACCAGAGCCAGCGCTTGATGTGTTAACCGCTGCGCCGTTTTTACCACCAGAGGCTAGGCAAACTCTAAACGTGTCTGTTGTTACAGGTATGACATAGTATGACGTTCCGACTACTAACCCGCTAGGCAATGCGCCAGTTGTTGTAAACCTAACAACATCATCAGCCGTAAATCCGTGGTCTGTCCAAGTGATAACAGCCGGTGAAGCATTCGTAATTGTTACCGTTGCAGATGAGGCAATCGTAGTTCCTGATGGGTCGCTAATTGGTATCTCATCCGTTCCCCAATCAAGTGAACCATAACCACCGCCTGCAACACCAGACATACCTTGAAAGCCAGCTGGCGTAACGTCAGTCAAAGAGCCAAATAGAACACTAACTCCACTTTCGTGACCTACAGCCGTCCATTCTCTAGAAGCATTATCACGCCATTGGAATAGCGTTCTAACTGGCGAAGGTAGCGGGTCGGAAGAAATACGTGTGCTTCCACCAATAGGCATTAGGGCGCCAGACAGCCAACGCACATTTGATGTATCCCACCAGACATTTGCCGTATCGTACGGTGTAGCTTGACGAATAACGCCAGGCGGGAATTTAATAGGAACAAAGGTCAATGTAGGCTCCAATCATCCTATTATCACTCTTACATAACCTGCGCTGCCATCCGAACCTTTTGCGCCTTTGTATGGGTCTTGACCCCCGCCAGCGCCACCTATTCCTTGTGCGCCAACAGTTATTGTTATTACAACATCCTTTAATGGAGCGTTTGATGTTGTCTCTGCATTAATTGTTCCGCTAGATGAGCCATCGCTTCCAGCATAAAAATACGTAACTGATGATGACACAAATGAAGATGCGCCTCCAGGCGAACCAGCACTACCCCCAGCAGCCTGCCAAGAATTTGTAACCCAATTATATGCTAACCCAGCGCTGCCGCCACCACCACTTGTTCCAGCAACAACTGTAACTTGAATTGTATTATAAAATGGAACTGTTATTGTCGTTGATGAATAATAAGTAGTATCGCTTGGCGTAACTGGTATTGTTTTTCTTTTCCCGTAAAACTCAGCAAAGTCGATTGGCGGGAAATTTCCAGTGGAACTATTATCAAAAAAACCTCTGGAATTATCGTCTCTATACCATCTTACACCGCGATATGCTGCAAGATTTCTTCCAAGATTAAACTCGGTATTAATCGCATCTAAAGAAAGCGTGCCAGATGTTGGTAAGGTCATTATCTAACCTCTAGCTTTTTAACTCTATCAGATAATATCTTAACAGCCTCAATGAGAGGCCCGACTAGATTGCCGTAAGAGACTGCTAAAGTCCCATCACTTTCGTGAACAGCTTGCGGGAATATAGCTTTTAGCTCTTGAGCAATAACGCCTATACCCTCTTCACCACTGTCTATTCTATCGTAATAGACGCCTCTTAGCTGCTCAACTAATGTAAGCGCATCATCAATTGTGCGAACATTAGTCTTTAACTTAGCATCCGAGTAAGCTGAGATATTCGCAGTTGCAGTAAAATTGCCAGATGTATCGGTGTAAAACATTGCCGTTCCGGCTGCATTCGATACATAGAATGGATATGTTGTGCTTGCACCTAACTGTCCTGTAATTGTGCCGCCGCTATAGAAGCGTAGACCATTTAGATTTCCGCTCGTATTGATGTTTAATGCGCCAGCAGAGGCTAGATTAATCGTTGTAGCGGCGTTAAGCGTCGTCGCGCCAGTAACGGCTAACGTGCTAGATAATGTTGAAGCACCAGTAACGGCCAATGTTCCAGAAAGAGATGTGTTGCCGGTAAATGTTTGAGTTCCTGTAACGGTCAGATTGCCAGACATAGAAACATTGCCGCCGGTAACATTTAGCTGGCCAGAGCCGACATTTAAGCCATTACTGGCAAGCGTAGTTGCACCTGTTACAGCAAGAGTGCTTGATAATGTTGCTGCGCCAGTAACAGCTAATGTGCTTGATAAAGTAGTTGCACCTGTAACGGCTAATGTTGAGCCAAAGGTTGCAGCGCCTGTGTGTGCAGACGTTCCAGCTAATGTTGTATTACCAGTAACAAGCAATGTGCTATCAAATGTCACCGCACCATTAACGCGAAAGGTCTGGCCAAATACCATAGGGCC